CTACAGAACGAGGGGTCTGAGGCTCCATCGATTTCCCCTATTGTGAATCAATAAACAACGGGAGAAATCATGAGTCTCGGAGACAGCCTCCATCTCGCAGCACTTCTGGCCTTTCAGCCTTGCTTTAGTCGTTTGAGATCTTTACATAAGAAGAACTACGACTGGACTGAGCTCCAAGCTCAATTCAACCCGCTGGCACTTACTGGGCGTCTCGCTCATCGCGAGTCACCCATGGCCAACGAACCTGTAATTGCGTTTGGAAACCAGTTTCGATTCATGAAGTTGAATCTCATGGAGTCCTGAACAGGAGAATATTGGTGATCCGGTATAAACAACTGGACCAGCTAATATTCCCCTCTCTATCCTGCATCAGCTTCAGATTCTGGCATGGCTAGGAGCATGTCGTCGTCAACCCAGGTTTCTAAAAACCATTGGTTGGCTTCGATAACTCCTTTTGTATGTTCAAGACGTTAGTCCCATGGCATTGTGTTATAGGACGCCGAAGGTCTGTTCGTGGCATAGAGTCCACCAGATTATATATCTGCACCTGCGATTAATCTCGCAGCTTCCTCAATCTTGACCCAACCCTTCTTTCTCAGATCCTTGAAGACATATCCTAAGGGACAGTTATCAGGATCAGGAGAAAGTTCGTTTCGGACAATGAGGCTTCGCAGATTGGTAACCTCGTGGAATCTTAGTCCATCGGCATACCACAACGGAAAAGAACTTTCAGGTTAGCAAAGAGTATATGCTTACATAAGGAATGATTCAGGAATTGCGTCAATTCTACCACGACTCGCTATTGTATTGGTATACAAAGCATTCGTAGCGTATGACGCAATTGCTCTATCAACAGTGCTACCTTAGCACTTTAGATAAGCAATCTTTCGAAACCAGAAAGGTGTCTATTCCCATGCATCTCCTGGGGGAAGGAAAGGAAATCCAAACCCACCGTGAGTTCGAGGCAATGAGAGAAGCCACTCCTCTTTAGGGAGGAGTCGGTTTCCCTTTTCGCCCTTCGCTAGGTTATAGTAAAATAAACCCATAAAGCGTCGAACCCATAACGGGCTAGGATCAATTTCTGGATCCATTAGCCAGGAAAACATGCCGAGAAACATCTCGAATTTCCCAATTGCGGGATTTGTATCTATGTCTCCTTCACCAATTTAAGATTTGGAATGAAGAGACATATTGCGAGCTTTCATTGCATCCACCTTGATCTTGATAGCCTGTCTAAATAGGGAAGTTCCCAAAAAGACATCAGCTGCCCAAGGATCAGGTGGGAAAATGGCTTCCTCGCAATAGAAGCAACCCCACAGGTAAAGACGAGTTTTCTCGAGCGACATCTTCGCAGATAGCCGTTGAGATGCCCTTACTTAGGTTAAAGCATGAATTGCCTTGAGGAGATTAAGGAAATCGTCTCCAGCAGTCCTGAAAAAGGATAGAACTGGTGACATTTCATTTGCCTCCAAAGCATAGGCACAATATGCAGTCAACCCAAGTAAGGTTAAAACGCCTTTAGTGCCTGGGTCTGCTTATAGGTCACCGCGTTAAGTGAACCACATTTCGGAATCGAAACGTGATTCGCAAACAGCTCGGCGACTTAGAAGCAAGGTTAATGACTATTCCATATAGTCATTCCATAGACCTAAGCGCTCTAAGATGCGTTTTGTCATCTCGTAAGTGATCTTGTGTTCGAAGAAGTCGGTCGCTTTCTCAAAGTCTCCCTGAAAGAAGAGATATCCTTCCTGGAGACAGTTGATGAAGCGGGCACGACGACCATTATCTTTCGCAATGTCTTGGCAAAACTGCCAGCCTTGCCATTGTCTCTATGTTCCTGCGGATGTTAAAGGACATCCACGACAAAGTTCCACCAGCAGGTGGCCCATTGGCTGCAAGAATATATTGACTGAGGCAGGGCTCACAGTTATGACTCGACACTTACCGCCGGGTTCCAATACGACAGATCTCCTCACTTTCGGGTAAGGAGATTGCCAGGACCCGTCTTCTGCCGGATAGGTAGGGTGCCATGAAGGAGAATGTAACATCTCTCCACTTAAAGCTGATTAAACGTCGCGAGAGGCCCAGGCCCAGATCTGAAAAGATTGGACCTAGCCTTCTGCGCCAATATATGAAGCAAAGTAAGGAGTGTCATATTTTTCTAAATAGTAATAGAGGCAATAAATGCATTTAGCGCCATCTTCCCTATCCCCATTCGGTGGAGGTGACCCAGTACGACAATATACGCAAGTGTCTTTTCGACCTGGGAAGTCGGGATGGTTCCCATCAGCATCGGGACCATCACCCTCTTCCATTCGATAGACAAATGCCCAATTTTCTTTACTGGGGCGGTACCGTGAAAGGTATTCGTCATCTTCGTTCAGTTCGTTCCAAATAGTTAGACCATTGTCTAGCTTTGGCGGACGACATGTCCTCCAGAGAGGGATTCCCTGCACCCTGCGGTACTTACGTCCGCAGGGGAGACTAATAGTTTCGTCTTCTGTAGGGATTTCTTACAAGAAACCGACAGTATAAGATTCCATCTAAGTGGCCTCTTCTACAGTCGGGCGTCTTGTTCGTCCTTCTTCGGTAATGTCTTTCGCCCATCTTAGGGTCCCAATTAGCTGTTCGGTGACCCAGCTCGTCTTTCCACCTCCAGCCCTGGTTCTTT